GGGCATAACTTTTAATCGAACCCCTATCAAGACCTTGAGCAGTAGGCAAATCACGAAGACGTTTTGGGGGTGCCTCAAGGCAACAATAGCAATGACTACCTTTCTCACAAAAAGCAGTCTCACAAACATTGTGCCACATCCACCCACAACGAGGACAATGACTGCAACATGAACAGTGAGTACGCCTACGACAAGCATTACTCACACAGCCAGAATAAATCGGAGTGAAACACTCACCACACAGATTGAGACCGCTCTGACAGCAGCCACAATGCAGTTGGCGGGTGCAAAACTTCCACTCACGGTCATTACTAACATGTCCATGTGTGACAATCCAACCGCAAACGTCACAAGGCTCCATGCATCGGCACTCAGGCCCAGAGCAAAGACCCTGCGCCGTAGGCAACCTTCGTCTCAAATCCTCCGGTTGATCATAACAGCAACAACCACAATGGACAAATTGCATACAATCATACTGGATAGGGCAAAACATGGTGAAAGTCAAACCACACACACGACAGACACGATTAGGTGTACTACGTATGTTATGGTGTACCATGCAAGCCTCCTTAGATTGAGCCAAAGGCAAACGCGTAGGAATCCCACCTAAACCAGGTGGAAAGAAACAGCACCAGCAATGGACGTCACGACGACAATCCAATCTGGAGCAACGTTTCAAAGAGAAGATCATATCACAATAAACACAATGTGCTGCCCCACCTTGAACATGGGGGAGTGACAAATCAGTAAAAACTCTTGGTTCTCGATTCCGCTTAGGGAGGTAGTAAGAAGATCTCACGACCTCAATAGGCGGAACCCAGGAGTTATACTGCTCATGTGTCACATAGTGTTTATGTTCAATCAGCCACTGGTCCAAGTAGTTGACAATAGAACGATCAAAACAATTCAGCGCTCGCAATGAAGCAACCCGTTGAAATTCAGTTGAGTCGTCCTTTGTCTTACTCTGGACTATATGGCAGACCATCTTCTCATGGTCAAACATGGGAACGGCGACTTGAGCACCAGCAACAGTCTCGAACTTGAACTTAGCACTTAGGAAATCAATATCCACTGTGTTGATCAAACCCGTATGCTTCACTTGGTACCCAAAAACATCATGCAGAACTTTCGCTACCTTATCAGGATGAAACTCTACCTTTTCCTCATCATAGGTGAAGGCATTATCATCTCCATAAAGCGCCAAAGAAACAAACTGCACAAAATCGTCAAACCCACAGCTATGGTTCAACTCAATGAACACATAACAAAGGACCAAAAGGTGGACAAGGGTGTTGTCAGGTGTAGTGTTAACCCCACCACTGGGATTACCACCATCCTTCTGGACCAACTCACCATTGACAAAACAAACGCTACCAGACAAAATCTGGTAGCAAAGGTCAATATATGGTTTGGCCCAAGCCTGATCTTCACCCAAAAACATCTTCCTCAACCGGCAAGCAGCTTGCAACAAGACTTCATTCATCTTGCTATCGTACTTGCTGATATCAGAAGCGCCACCACGAGGGAATTTCATCAATTTCAGGAAGAGCCGGTTCCACTCAAGCCCATCCCTCGAAATTCCGACAGCAGACGGAGTACTCAAATACGCGGAGTAAAAGCCCTTGTTTTGACGCAAGAAAAATCTCTGCATAAAGTACTCCACATCAATCGCACCACACAAAATGCCACGTGTATCCTTTCCAACCTTACGAAGCTCCTCCTTCAAAAAGTGTTTCCAGATACATTGGTAAGGATAAGCTAGCCACTGCT